GTTGTGGTCTAGGAGACAACCCTGTGTGGCTGGTTGCTGTACATATCCTGTCTCCGGGCTTCCAGCCGGGTAGAAAGGCCATTTCCAGGTACGACCCATATAGCCTGCCGCAAACGGCTTGGTCTTGTCGTCTGCGTCAGTCCCGTCAGCGATAATGGCTAGGGTGACATTACCAAACTGCGATCCTGCCGTGAGCGAGTCTTGGTTCCCGATGATGAACAGGTTGTACACAGTACCTTGCTCAAGGTGGAAGCGACCGCCATTGTTGATAAACGGAGAGCCAAAGTCGGTTCCAGCAGTCAATGAACCAGAAGGATAGACCCAAGCCTTGATAGCCTGTCCTTGAAGGGGCGGTTTGAAGTCTGGCTCCCAACTAGCGTAAAACTCCAATGCTTTGGAGTTGTTCCACAGGATGTCGCCCTTGACGATCTGGATGGAGTCCGGGTCGATGACCTCATCGCCCTGCGGGGCTACTACTACTTGGAACGGCTGGTAGATGGGCGGCGGGACATAGGGAGGCCAAGTAATCGAACCGACCACACGCTGTTGGACGACTGGTACACCCATACCAGTCCAGTTGACCTCGCCTACCAAGAAGCCATCTACCTGGAAATCACCAGACGGCGCGGAGATGCCCGGAGGGACACCAATGGCACCAGTCTCGGGTGCGAGTTCGTCGTCCTCGGAGACATAGATGTAGTAGTCGGTAGTCTCTCCTTGGTTGTAGGTGATCTTGAAGGCGTACACATAGGTGTACACGCCCTGGGCTAGTACGAAGTAGCCGTCATTGTTGGCCCAAGGGCTAGTCTCATCGCTACCGAAGTTGGCGTTGCGACCCATACGAGAGTCAACTGTGATGACATCGACCCGCTTCTGGAGCGAGTGCTTCATCGGGCCATCGATAGATGGGTTCCAGACGTTGCCTCCGCGCCCAATCTTCAAGACAGAATAGTTGGTGATGACGTCACCATCGACCTCCTCCTTGGTCTCAACCTTGACTTGGTACTGGTTGATGTACGGATCTTGGAGGTCGGGAGGGTCTGGGATGTAGACATCCCGGTCGTCGGTAGGAATGGTCAGCGTACCAACGGCGTTCTGCTCTACAACCCACAACCCGGTGGAAGGACTCTTACGAGCTGAACCAACCAAGATGTAGCGGCAGTTGGTGTTAGGCGGGTAGTCTCCGTTAGACTGGATGAAGGAAGGAAGTCGTCCAGGGCAACCAGGGTCGTACTCGCCAGCGGGCATCACCACGCAGATAGGGCCATAGTCGGTCTTCTCTTTGATGTTGTACGGCTGGAGAATCCAGACGCGCCAGACATCATCACCAAAGGTGTTGTCGGTGAAGCCATCGTCTCCGACGTTGTACTCCATCGACTCGACAGGCGGGGTGTCTGGGTCGTAGGTGGAGTTGCTCTCTAGGGCGGCCTGTGCGCCTTCCGTGATGATTGTGGTAGCCGAATCCCCTGGGCCAAGGGTCACAGTCTCCTCGACTCCATTGATGGTCGTCTTGATGGTCGATGAGCCACCCGCACCAAGAGTGTAAGCCTGTGTAGATCCAGCGCCAAGCGTGGCGTTCACCTTCGATGAACTTCCGCTACCAAGAGTGTAAGACGCGGTGCCGGTTCGGCCGCTCAAACGACCATTGGACTCCGTGACATCACCGCCTGGGTCGAGCGTGTACTTGAGGGTCTTGGAGTTCCCAGCCCCCATATTGTAGGTCGTGCTACCAAGTCGTCCTAGAGTCCAGTTCTGTTCAAGGCTGTCGCCAGCGCGGATGGTCTTGGTGAACGTAGACCCTGCGATGAGGTACTGGGTGGTGACAAGGCCACCATTAGGGTTGAGGCTGTACTTGGTCGTCCCGGTAGATCCCAGCGAGTAGTTGGTGGTCGTACCAAGCCTTCCGTTGGTAATGCCAGCCTGTCCGCTCTTGTTGATGGTTCCCATTAGGTGGATAGGGTAACATACCCGCCCTCCTGCATAAAGCCATCATTAATCGTCCCCTGGACTACGGTGTCCCCGGTGTATCTGGCGTACTCCGTGATGAGCGTCTGCTTGGAACAGGTGACAGTAGGATTGCCTTCTGTGTCCGGGCCGAAGTTGTGTGAAGCCCAAATGACCGTGCCGTTCCTCACGAAGAGTTTGTTGTCAACGACCACAATCTGGAACTGCTCGTAGACTGGCTCTACAGGGTTTACCTGTTGGGCGATAGGCGTAGCCTCAAGAAAGACTTGCCCGGTGGAGGTGACTACCTGGATGACGCCATTGGACGGCTGGTTGATGCCAGAAGCCGCCGTCACTTGCATCCTGTTTAGGTCAGCGTTGCTGAACGACGACTGTAGTCCGGGTAGCGACATAGTTTGTTACGAGACGTTCTGTCGGGCCTTGGGGTAGATGTCCCTATCCCAACCAGCCCAACCAGAAAGCATAAACTCGGCTTGGATCTTGTAGATGGAGCCGTACATCTCGACGTTGCTGGCGATGCAAAGCCAGTTGCGTTGTGCAGGACGCGGAACATTTCTGTCAACTACCGTATACCGGCGGTCGATGCTGGTGGCGATTGTGTTGTATGGGGCAGGGACTTTAAGTTCGTCAAGGTCGCCGCTGAACACATTCCAGGTGGCACAGGCACAGGCTTCGGCAATCGACTGGTTAGTGGTGTAGCCCATACACTTCAAGGTAATGTTAGGACGGAAGTAGGTCTTCACGCCAGCCTTGATGTTGATCTTCTTGTTGACGTCGTTCTGCGGAAGGAAGCCAACGAACTGCCAAGCCGGGAGTGCGCCCTTGGCCGCTTGGCTATTCACGAAGAATGCGTTGTTGAGCGTCTTGGTCGGGTCTGAGTCAGCAGGGCCAGCAAGTACTTCGCCGATATTGGAAACAATGAGTCGGCTGAAATTCGGGTGAGACTCGATAGGCTCGGAGGCCGCGTTGGATGCGACTGTGCATTGCCAGAAGGTTTGCGACTGACCCTTGGTGATTCCGACATACTCCGCGTTGACAGTAATGGTTCTCCCTTCGTTGGCAATCATCGAAGCCCGGATGAGGGTCAGATGTTCATAGCCAAGCACAAGACAAGGGTCGCCTCGCTTCCAGTCCTGCTCAAAGGTGAAGTCTTCCTGCCAGTCTAGGATGTACTTCACGGACATAGTTGCGAGGCCATAGCCATCGTAGTTGATGGTGTAGCCAGCCTGGGTGACAGGGTTGGTAAGCGTGTCGCCGCGCTTCGTGAGCATCGCCGTTGAGCGATTTAGTGAGTAAGGGGTAGGCATATTACATTACGGGGAATCCGTACAAGATGGCGGCGTCGTTTGCGGTGGGATCTAGCGATACAGGTCTAACATCGCCAGACCTGTCGGAGTGCATAGCGATTCGTTCCAGAATGGGAAGCGCGGCGGCCGTATTGTCTGCGATCCTAGCTTGAGGGTCTTGAGCCATAGCGGACAGGACATCACCACCGCCCATAGCCTGCAAGGAGGTGGCCCAGGCAACTTGCTCTGAACGGAATCCTGGCATACCAGACTTCCTGGAAGCCTCGGCCATATCGGCTAGGCCGTTGATGATTTGAGCCAACTTGCGATTGTCTTCGCTGGAGTCGGCGAACTTCTTGCCTTTGTTTTCCATCTCGTATTCAGCCGCCTTCTCCTTGTAGTTCTCAAGTTCGGCCTTGTAGAAGTCCATAATGCTTTCTCCTTCCCCGGAGTAACGTCCGTAGTAGGCCCTAGCGGCCGCCCTGTCCTTCTTGTTGTTGTAATCAGAATCCATCTGGAAGGTTCTGAACATATACTTCGACGAAGTGTTCAGAATGTCGGAAGCGATGCCAGCGCCGATGACGCCAGCATAGGTTGCCATCTTCTTCGACCCTTCGATGTTTCTCTTGAAGTTGGCCGCGCTCTGGATCTCGTCCTTGCTCATCACAAGCGACTCGTCACCAAGAGCCTTGATGGCTTCCCGGCCCTGCTTGAGCATCGGGATCATCGCATTGAAGTTGCTACCAAAGATACTGACGCCAAGATTGGCCATCTGGATGTCGTCGCCGGTCTGCTGGTAGAGGTCGGCCATCTTCATCAGAACCTCGCTGGTGCTGACGCTCTTGTTGCGGATTTGCTCCATCGACACACCAAGCCTGGACAATCCAAGTTGGACGCCACCGCCATTGACCAACCCCTGTCCTAGTCTGCGGTTGCCTTCGATGAGCGCCCCGGTGATCTCCTCAAACGAGATACCCTGTTGCATCCCAGCGTTGGTCAGTTTCTGGATTCGTTCGACATCTACACCGCTACGAAGTGACGCAAGTTTCACTTTCGCCGCGTAGTCAACGGCATCAGAAACAACGTCTCCTACGACGTTCATCAATTGAACTGCCATACCGAATTTTGTGCCTACAGTCTTGGATTCTTCCCCGGACGGAAGAGGAGGCTTCGGTGGAAGAGGAGGGATGGGAGGCTTCGGTGGTACGGTATCAACGTCGATGGCGCCATCACGCCAGTCAGCCATACGCTTTCCGCCACGACGCGGGCCAATCGGGCCTCCTGGAGCGGGAAGAGTAGGAAGGCCACCATTAGGAGGACGGCCGCCGCCGCCACCCATCCTGTTGATGTCCATAATAGCGTTGGATACCGCAGAGGTATCAGCGCTAAATGTTACTTTGACGTCGTCAGCCATTGTTTTGTGCCTCCTGTTTCTTCATCTCCTCGACGGCGGCCTTGTGGGCTTCCATCGTGGCGCGATCCTCATCGGAGACAACCCGGATGTCGGTGCCTTCGTGAGCGAGGTTGCAAGTGTATAGCCAGACTGCTTCGGCCTCTGGCATAGTCCAGGCTTGATCGTAGGAGACTCCGTTGCGGACTAGGTTGGCCACGACAGTCATATGCCAAGGAATTCCGTTGGGGTGACCGCCACCTTCCTTCTCCCAGAAGATTGGCCAGTTGGCGTTTTCGTTGATATGCTCTCGGATATCCTCGATGATTGAGTACATCGCCTCATCGTTCTGACGAAGCATCAAGATGGCCTCTACCTCGGCGTCGTTTGGCGCCCGGTGCATCTCATCCTTGTCGAAGGTGGACATCACGCGGACGGCGAAGACGATGTCTTCGACAGTCGGCTCCTTACCAGTCACGAAGGGGGAGTTGTAGTACTCAAGCACTACCCGCTGACGGATGCAAATCGGCAAAAGCGTACGCCCAAGAATCTTTCGACTCTTGGGGTTGTACGCGACTGCCTTGGCGAAACGGCTGTTCATCAGCCGTATCGATTAAGGGGTGGGAGGAGGATTGTCGATCTCCTGGTACTTGACGGCGCGGACACTCAACTTGCGGAAGTCCTGGTTGGTGCCACGATCGGTGACTTCCTTGATGATGTAGGTCACGCCGTTGTAGACGAGGCTATTGCCAATCGAAGGAAGGATAGCGGTCGAAAGAAGGACGCCTTCGACGCTGATGTCGATGCGGAGGTCATCCAGGCGGTCGGTGATGACGCGCCCGGTCTCGTCCTTGATTTCAACGTCAAGGGCGGGCTTGCTGGAGATGTCGTCGGACTGGACGGTGAACACGGTGCCGCCGGTTCCACGGAGGCCGAAGATGTGGGCAACGCCCTTTGTGACAGGAAGAGCCATAGGTTTGTAATTAGCCCAGAGTCAAATCAAGGAGGGCAGACGGCCACCAGGTTGAATTCGATGGCATTGCCGTACCGGCGCTGGCTCATAGCCTCATCGTCGGCAACGATCCAAGCGGAGTACAATTCCCCTTCACCTGGCCCCCAGTAAGCCTGTAGGGCAGGGACATCGGCCATACAGGCGTGGATGGCGTCCACGCGGGCGCGGTGGGTCTCTAGGGTCTCATCGTCGGCAGAGGTGTAGACGAAGACCTTTAGGGCCACCCGGTAGTTGCCCTGGGGGTTGGCGCCTAGGGCTGGGTCTGGGCGGGCAGAGTCGGCGTAGACGATGATGAGGGGGATGACGCGGGTCTCGTCCGTGACGCCCTTGTGGATGGTCACGTTGTCGTTCCCGGTGAAGATGTCGGTGATGTATTGTGTCACCTTGTCTTCGATGATAGATCGAATGGCGTTGCTCATTGTTAAAAAGGAAGGAATTCGCCGCCACCAGCGAGGGGGCCGCCAGTACGAGATAGCGCCCAGTACTCACGCAGTCTACCAGAATTGATGAGTTTCTGGGCGATTTCTAGGCGCATAGAGTATGCCCGGTGGTAGATGGCGTAGCGGTACCAAATCCAGGCCACCCCGCCGCTGGTCTCGGCGGTATGACGGCGATGGGCAGAATTGCCTACTGTGATCGCAGGAGCCATCTTCTCGGCCAGTTGGTTGACGACGATTCCTGTACCCCATTGGTTGCCAATCACCCAGGAAGGAGCCTTTACGTTGCCAAGTTGCTTTCCAGCCGTGTACCACCCAGCCTTCAGTTTGCCCACTCGCTTTTGAACCCTCTTAATATAGGAGGGAACCTTGCTGTCGTAATCGACAATGAAGTACGGCTTGAAGTTGTCTGGAACCTTGTAGTTCCTAGGGCCTCCGCGAGCCGATTCGTGCAGTCCTTTGATGTTGGTCGTGTAGGCTTGCGAGAGGTTGTCCGTACCAAGGTTTCTACCAGAAAGGGCGCCAACACCGTGCCTATCAATCTTGCGGGCGAACTTCTTGAACCGCTCAAACATCATACTAGTGTCCCACAAGTCGGAGTTAGCCTCCTTTAGGAATTCCGGGAGGATGACTTTAGGCATAGCCCTGCGCTCCCGGAGCCAGGCTGTGAAGATGCCTAGGTCGTCAGCGTTGGCCACAGACTTGAATGAGGCGTAACCAAGCGGAGCAAACACCTTTTCGATGTCCCCGGCTACACGATCCATACCCTCTTGCTTTGCCTTGCTGGTCGTTCCGTTGCCAGTACCAGGCTTGTTGTTCTCAACAGGCAGGGTGTAGTCCAGCATATCTTGGCAAAACAGCCGTGCCTGGTGCTTCAGAACGGCGGCCATACTACGTCCCATAATCTTGGCGTAGATGCGGAAGTGGTCTTGGAGTTGCTTCAAATCAACCCCTACGCCGACCTTTACGACGACCCTGGGGTCAACCTTGTTCATTGAACCTTGGTCTGAACCCTAGCGATTACCCAGGCGGACGGAGGGCGATCAGCAAGGGCAACGATGCGGTATTCGGAGCCAGAGTAGGTCACGATGTTTCCGTAGGCGATTACGCCAGGGTGGGCCAAGAAGTCTGTGCGGAGGAACTTGACCTCAAACGACGTCTGGTTGAGGAAACCGCCGGTCTCCATATCCTGGAGAACCATAGGCTGGGTAATCATCGCTTTGAATGTCACCGGGGTGCCGCTGGGGACGTTCTTGACGGTGACGTCCTTGCCAACCTCGTTGAGGATGGTAAGGGCATCTGCCGTGGCATCTTCAAAAAATCCCATACGCTTTGCCGTAGGTCAAAAGGAAGAGGCCGCCCCGGTGTCGAGGCGGCCTCTTTTGCATTGGCGCGTGGGGAGGACACTTGCCTCCCCGAAACCTTACGAGGTGAAGGTGACCTTCTGGAGCGCGTCGGGGTTACCCTTCGCGGAGCCGATGAGCCAGGTCGCCGACAGCTTGTGGAGACCGGCCGACCAGTCGTACCAGTAGCGGAGAGCGTACGAGAACTGGCTGTCGGGGTCGGTGACGATGGTCTGTTCACCACCGCCGGTCGTCGGAGCGGCCGGGACGCGGGTGACGACGACGAGACCTTCCTTGCAGGAGACCACGCCGTTGAGGCCAGACTCGATGCCAGCGGCGTCGAAGCCGTTGTACTCGTAGAAGTCGATGCCGTGGATCATACCAAGGCGGTTGCCACGGATGACGTCGGAGGTGCCGATGGAGAACGCCTGGGCGATCACCGGGTCGGAGATCAACTGCTGGTAGGCGGTCGGGGAGACGAGAGCGGCGCGGCCTTCCTGGGGGAGGTTGGCGAGCGTGAGGCTCTTGGCGATGTTCGACACGGCGATGCGGTTGAAGCCCGAACCAGCGCCAGAGTAGCCAGCGGTGAAGGACGAATCAACCTTGCCAAGCACCTGGTCGAACAGGGACTTCACGACGGCGTTAGCCATCGGAGCCATAAAGAGGCGACGGAGGCGGTCGAGGGAGAGGGTGGCGACTTCGTAGTCGGTGAAGCCGATGGTGACGTGCTTCTGGTCAACGAGGGTGACCGGGACGTCCGTGGAGACCGCATCGACGGTGCTGAAGCCAGTCGCGCGAGCGTAGTTCTCGGCGGTGAACTTCCCGGCGTAGCGGGTGTGAACCGTGGTACCGCGCTCGGCAACGTAGGAGCCGAAGTCGGTGACCGCGATCTTGGTGAGGGGCTGAAGTTGCGGCACCAGGGTGCGCAGGGACTCTTCAGCCACGAGTTGGAGGGTCAAGCCTCCGATAGCGTTAGCCATAGTATTATATTAGGGTTTGAGGGGTGAAATTAGCGAAGGTTCGCGGCGGCCAGGATGGCGGTGCGATGCTTCGTGTAGAAGTCGGAGGCGGCCTTGGCGTCCTTCTGGCGAAGGGCGGCCCATTCCTGGGCGAGTTCGTCGTTGGACTTGCCCTTGGCTTCGACGCCTTCCGGGGCGACCTCGACGGCTTCGACGCCGACGGAGGCGGCAATCTTGGCGGCCTGTTTGGCGGCAGACTCGAAAGTGCTTTCGAGGGCCTTCTTCTCGGCCATCAAGGCTTCGGCCTTGGCGACAGCGTTCTTGGCGGCCTCCTCGGCGGCGGTGACCTTGGCGGCCATCTCGATCAGAGTGGCTTCCTTGGCGCCGACCTGGGCGGTGAGTTCGGTCACCTTTTCGTTGAGAGCGGCCAGTTCGGTGGCCTTGGCGTCAACTTCGGCAGACTTGATGCCGAAGGCTTCCTTGAGTTTTTTGAAGGACTCTTCGATGGTCATATTGCAATTAGCCTAGAGTCAAATCAGATAGGCTCCACGACGTCCGTGATTTCGCGGATGATGTGGGTGATGAGACCCTTCTGGGCGGCCTTCTTGCCTTCCCAGACCTGGCCTTCCATATCCTCGTCCTTGGCGAAAAGGCGGCGGCGCTTAACGGTGGCCCGGAACTGGTCGCGGCGCTCATCGACGTCATCCTGGAGGTACTCCTTGTCCTCCTTGGTGAGGGAGGTGCCTTCCAGACCCATAGCCTTGTGCTTGCCAGCCTTGATGACCTCCATCTTCACGCCTTCCATTGCATAGGCTTCGGATAGATCGGCGAAGGCGATGTAGACGCCGACCGAACCCCAGGAGGAAGAAGGGGTGCCGCAGACGCGCTCGCAACGAGACGCCAGTTCGTAGGCGGCAGAGCAACACTCGGTCACGCTGACGGCGGTCGTGGGCTTGTTGCAGTTCTCGATGAGTTCGCCGACTTCCTCAAGACCATCGCAAGTGCCACCGGGAGAGTTGAACTCCAGCACAATCTCGTCAACCCCAGGATTGGCCATAGCCTCCTTGAGGTTTGCGGCTACGTCGTCCAAATCGACAGCATTGCAACGCTTCTCGATTTCGGACAGGCCCTTGCCGATGACGCCACAGACAGGGATGATGGCCTTCTTGCCGATAATCTCCATCTGGCGAGGCTTGCCGAACATCAACTCCAGCATATCGTTCACGCTGGCGGCCTTGAGGTCGGGCGTGATGGAGATGTTGGCCACCGCGTCCAGGTAGGTCTTGGCGCGCATCAGATTGATCTTCAGCGGGCGACTACCCTTGAAGGCGTTGAGGAGGTGTTTCATTGGTTTGAAAAAAAGAAAAAGGAAATCATTCCCCTAGGGGGTCTTCCTCGGCGTCGGACTGGGCGTCATCTTCCTCAAGTTCGGCGGTGTCCTCCGGGTCGTTGTTACCGACGGTTTCGTCGTCGTCGTGCTGTTCGTCCTTCTCGACGTCCTCGGTGTCCGTGATGTCCTGGAGACCGACGTTGGTCGGCTTAAGGAGCATCCACAGCGGAACCTCGTATTCCTTGGCCGCATCGACGTACATCTTGGCCTCGATTGCGCGACGCTTGAGCATCGTGGAGA